AGCAACCTTGTCCGCTCCACCGATAGCAGCTTGCGCCCAAGTGATTGCTTGCGCTTCGGTCACGTCGTCATAAGCAATAAATTTGTCAGCCTCTCCGGCTTCAAGGCCAACAGAGCCATACGCGCCAACGCTATACGTTCCATCTTCATCAGTGGCATTCACTGTGTAGTGGAGCGTGTTGATCATGCCATCAGACAGAGTGCGATCACATTGACCGACTTTCCAAACGTAGGTGTTTGCCATAGTTAAACGAATGCAGAATTAGTGTAAATGGAAAGCCCCGCGTTGCCACGGGGCGGGATACCGCTAGGTAAGTAGTGAGTAGGTCTACTGGGTCTAGGCGATACCAGCATCAGATAGACGCTGTTCAAGGGTTTCGATACGTGCCATTGCTTCTTGAAGAGCGACCAACGCTTTTTTAGTAAGAATTGAAGACTTGACCGCTTTAGTTGTCGTACCTAAATCATTTTCATCCTCATCTTTATCAGCCGTTTCATATACAAGACCAGGACTTGTTAGTTCTAATTCTTGAGCGATCACCCCAAGCTGAGTATGCGTTTCGTAACCAGTTTCTTCCTTGAAGTTGTACTTACGGAATCGAACTGCTTTAAAGTCTTCCCACTGTGATCCTGCATCAACAATATTTTCTTTTAATTTAACGTCAGAGATTTGACCGTAAGAATCGTTGGTGTTTTGAACGTTGCCATTTGTCCATACCTGAAAACTCAAAGTTCCACTTGTTGTGTTAGTTGCTGAATATCTACCACCAATAAGTCGGTCTGTGCTTGAGTTTGCGCCGTTTGCGCTTCTGACCTGAAGGGGGAAAACGTCATCAGCATATATAGATACTCCACCTTCCCGGTTAATCCTCATCCGCTCGGTTGCGCTACTTCCTTGATCAGCACAAGTAGAAAATTCCATGCGGGTTGGATGATCATTGGTTGTATGACTACCATCGGCTCTGAAGGTAATCTGTCCACAAACCTGTGATGTACCACCATCTTCAGTAGAAGCAAAAATTCTACCTAATAGCTCATTTGCGGTTGTGGTGCTATCAGTCCTACAAATCTGAATACTTGGGCCAGCAGCTGACGCAACTTGCAGTTTCACATCATCATCACCACCAGAAACATCCCCAGCTGTACCAATAATCACTCTGCCCGAGCTGTCGATTCGCATGCGCTCGTTACTGTTCACATCAAACTTCAAATCGTTATCAATTGCGCCAAGGCGAGTTGACCCCGTAGTATCGTTATCTGCAAAGAGAATATACGCACCTGCGTCTGAACTTGAAACTTTAATGGGTTCATTATCAGTACCACCAAAAACCTCTAAGTTATGTGATCCGGTGCTATTGGTTCGGTTAATCAACAGCCTGCCCGAGCTGTCGATTTTCATCTTATCGCTCGGAGAAGTTCCAGTTTTAAAAAAAACTTCTTTCGCTGCTATGCTCATATCAACATAAGCAGCACTAGATCTGTTGAAATTTACAAGAGAGTTTGCTCCAGAATCATTTGGGAAAAAAGCAAATTCATGCGCTCCGCTGTCTGAAACTTTAAATTTAGCTCCATTAGAAGTTGTGGCTCCAACCTGCACATCGCCCGAGCTGTCGATTCGCAAACCCTCTATAGAGTTTGTTGTAAATGACATAAATGAATTTTCACGATTTATAAAATAAGCTGCGCCTCCGGTTGAAATAATATCGAGCCCATCCGTATTTCCCTTGCCAGTTGTCCCATCACTTATTTTTACTCTTGCACCGTTTGTCGCCGTACTATGAACACTCAAGTTTGTTCCATAGTTACCATTTGGTGCACTGTCCCCAATCCCCACATTTCCAGAGCTGTCGATTCGCATGCGCTCATCGCCATCAGTTTCAAATGCAATATAAGAAGCATCGGAACCGCTGTTATTTAGAGCGTCTGCACCTAATACGAGTGCTCTTCCTGCATTAATAGCAGAACCACCAGTTGTGCCCGTAAAGTTGTTTAGAAAAATAGCTGTAGCGATACCTGCTGCCGATGCCGTAATATCTAACTTTGCCTGCGGATTATCCGTGCCAATCCCAACTTTTCCACTTGCGTCAACAACAATGCGTGGCGTTCCAGCGGTCGAAATACCAAACTCATTAGACCCTGGTGAATAAATACCAGTGTCAGTATCAGTTCCTGAATAAAGGCTAACTGCAGCAGCCGAGCCCGCTGGATACGCCAACTTGCCATTAGCACTCAACAATCCGGTAACAGCAACCGTTGAATCAAACGTCGCCCCACTTGTTACATCTAACGTTCCAGGAACATCGACGTTGCTCGTAAATTCAACGCCTGATCCACCACTATCCGTCTGCAATAATTGACGCGCAGTACCGTTTGCAAGCTTGCTAACTGCAATCTCTGCACTAGCGTTAATATCGGCATTGACGATTGCTCCATCAGCAATCATCGTGCTAGTGACACTGCCAGTATCACCAGTTGTTACTACCGTTCCAGTAATATTCGGGAATGTGATGGTGCGGTCGGCTGTAGGATTAGTGACCGTTAAAGTTGTCTCATAATCATCAGCTGATGAACCTTCGAACACCACATTGGTGCTAGTTCCTAGGTTCAAGTCACCAGTCATTGTGCCGCCAGCTTTTGGCAGCTTCTCTGTATCAACTTCCTGCAATGCTGCCTGAACATCCGTCGCAGCAATCGTTCCACTCGCAATGAATGAAATGTTGCTAGCTGTTTGACCAGCAATAGCGTTAGAAACGTCGATTAATGAATACTCAGTTCCAACACCCTGTGACAACAACATGTCAGGTGGAGCCAAGGCAACAGAAGGTGCCGCTCCAGTACCTGTGCCACTGGTGTCTACAACCACATAGTGATTTAAGTTTGCTCCAACTGGCGCAGGTAGAGCAGAACCTACGGCAAACCCTGCAGATGATCCAGCAGTCGTGATGCTGCTAACTAAATTAGTGTTTGCGTTGTACGTTCCAGCATTGACAAGGTTGCCAGATAGAACCGTGATTGGAATAAAGGCTGATCCTGTATAAACGTACAAATCAAGGCTGGTTTCATCCCAGAACAGCTGCCCTTTAAAGTCTCCAGCAGGGAAGATAGTTACGTTGTCGCTGCCTAAAGCACCGCCAAATTTGACTGTTGATTCATTCGCTAACTTATCTGCCGTGACTGAATCATTGGCAATCAAAGAAGAGCCAATTGTTCCAGAAGTTAGCTTTGCAGCAGAATGATCAGGAATGTCCGCTGCAGCTAAAGTGTCGCCTGAAGAAACAACACCTTTAGAAGTAACTGTAACTTTGGTGTATGTTCCAGCAGTTACCGTGTTATCTATTGACAGATTACCGCTTGCATCAACAGCAAGGCCGTCACTGGCAATAACAGCACCCTTGGCAGAACTTGTCGCTACGGGAAGATCTGATGACGAAATTACACTGCCGCCACTAATTAAACCATTTGCATCGTAAGTAACAAGATGTTTAGTGCTACTTGCAGTGACACTATTGTCAATTTGAATCGTGTCGGTGCTTAAAATAAGTCCACCGCCATTAACAATAACGCCACCCTTTGAAGTGGTGGTTGCAGTAGGCAAGTCACCGCCATCGATCGTGCGATAACCAACTGTTCCAGCAGAACCCACAGGTCCAGCTAAAAACTGTGCCGCAGAAGCAGTGTTATCGATTGAAGCTGTAACGGTTGCCGTTCCACTGCTTACAGCCGTGCTGATATTGATAATGCCTGACGTCGTGTCAGTGAAGGCATTAACAGAACCTGGCGCTTTAGTGTTTAACCATGCACTGCCGCTGTAGACATACAAAGAATTATCATCAGTATCTAAAGCAAGCTGACCTGTGTAATCACCAGAAGTAGGTAGCGTTGAAACAAGATTGACAATCGTGTTGTCAGCAATTTTTGCTGCCGTTACTTGGTCCGCACCAATTTTTGCTGCCGTGACAGCAGAGTCAGCAAGTGCTGCTGTAGCAATGTCCCCCGCACCAAATAAAATCTTGGCCCCAGGAATCGCGTCATCGCTGATTAGCGTGACACCGTTTGCAATCAGGTTTGAAACCGTAATTTTCTTGGTTTCACTTGCTGAGTCATCGACAATGGCAAGCTCATCAGCAGCAACCAAGTCGCCACCAGACAGAGCTGAAAGATCGCTGATTTTAAGATCGGCCATTGTTGACTAGCCTCCAAGGCTTAGATGTCTGAGCTTTCAAGCAACAGCTTAGCTGTGCCGTCCTGATCCAAGAGTATGTCGTCGCTGTCCTCTTGCAAGATCTTATCGGTGCTTTCAAGGCTGACTTTCAATGCAATTTCTCCGGTGGTGACAAAATCAGCAGTGAACTGAACCGTTGAAGACGGGCTGAACTGTGACGCGCATGCAGTTAGCACACCATCAAACTCATAAAAAATCTCATCGTTTGCGTTTGCTACAACGCCGCTTGGGTTGTGGTTGCCTGATTTCAAATAAAATTTTGCTCTAAACTGGCTGCCAACTTTTGTGCGGAGTATCAACTGCAAGAGGTACATTGGCAAATCTTGGACGGTTTCTCCTGTGTACTCCCAGAAACAACTCATGTTTCCCGAGCCAGACATCAAAGAACTAACTTGACTGCGAAAACTATCAGATAAATTTGTTGTGTCAATAACCTCTCTTTGAGTATTTAGCTCGAAACTATTTACCTGTGCAATAACACGAAAGTCAGAGTTTTGCACAACGACTTTAATTGGAATAGTTGATCCAGGAGCTGCCAAAGTTTCAGCATTTGCCGCTCCACCATTTACTGCATTAGCAAATGTCGTATAAAACCTTATTCCGCCGAGTGCATCAACATTGATAAATCGCTTGATGCCTGTTTTTGTGTAACTGTTGAAAAAAGAAAGAGCAGCGCCGTTGGTGCTAGTGATTTCAACCTGGTCGCCAGTTATCAACTGACCAAGTTTAAAATCAAAACTTAAACGTTTACGCGTTGGGTTGACGTCGCTAACATTGATCTTTGAAACAATGTCATTGCCGTCGAACTCTCGACGTAGTTCAACTTTGCCATGCGTTCCAAGATAAATGCTCATTAGATGTCAACCGCAACTGGAGCGCCTTGGCATTGGAATTGAACGTCTGCTGCTACAACGTCGCCTACAGACATTGACAAAGAAATATTAGTAATAAAGACTCTCATATCAATGAATTTGCCGTTATCTGATGTGTCGTCAATTTTTAAACGAATTTTAAACGCTTTTGTTGATGCAAATAACTCATTTTGATCCAGAGAAGCGCCACTGGGAATGGTGGTGGAATCGCGTTGTTTAATGATTTTGTTTAAAAAAGTGCTTGCACTTCCAGTGCCGCTACTTAAAGTTTTTGATCCTAAAGTCTCCTGATAATACAAAATTCGACAGCTGCCGGTCGTTGATCTTCCTACAGGGGTAAAAACATCATCTGTTTGGCTTAAAGTCTTTGTGCTAATTAACGATACCGAGGAACTAACACTCCAATTCTGCACAGCAGCAATCTCAACAGCAGTGTCGGCTTCTCCATCAGTCTCTTTAATTAAAAACAGCTTGCCAGTAGCGCCAGTGAAGTAGGCCATCAGAGCACGCTAATCAGATTCACTGTAACAGTGCTACGCCCAGAAGCTACCTGTGCGACCTGCGGTGGCCCTTCATAGCGATAATCCTTGCCAGGGGTTTCAGGGGGTCCAGGGGTTCCAGCGCCTAAAGCGTCTTGATTGCCTTCCCAACCAACGCAAGTTGGATTTATGCCTGTCCCTTTTACGTTTTCAAGAACAAAAGTCTTGAACGTGCCTTGAACCTTGTCGTAATGGTCTAAAAACTTTTCGGCGTCAACGTCTCGAATGTTTGCATAAGTAAGCGACAGCTTCATATTGGTGCGATTGCTGCCATACAAGATTCTGTGCTCAGCGCCGTTTTGAGCCTTGTAAGTCTTGACTGGATAGTCACCTGACTCAAAAGTGCGAGCGCTTGGCACCAAATAGTCACCCAGCGCAAATGGTGCTGTGCGTCCTGCTTTAGTGATCGGAAAAGTCATGACTGAACGCTCCAACCGTCGTCATCAGATCTTAGTGCAGCCAAGGCAATTTTACTTCGCTGCTCACTGTCGCAAGGGTACTCAGAAGCAACAATATCGACAATGCCGTCTTGAGTAAAAGTCAACTGCTCAACAACATAGATATTTTGAGATACTTCGCTGGCCGTAACAGTAAATAAAATATTATGATATGTAGAGTCTTCTACTTTGCCGTTTGAAACTATTAAAGTGCCGGTCTCAATTTCTCCATCTCCTGATCTAAAATAAGTAATATCATAGCCTTTTGAATTGTCTGGCATATCTCGCACGCTTGTAATTACGCCAGTAGCATCAACCGTTCCAGTGTTTGCAGAGTTGTACGGAGTTGCTTCTGTCGTTACTTTGATAAAAGATCCAGCGCCAATGTTTAAACCTTCTGCTGTCGTGGAAAAGTTTATCGTATGAGTTACATAAGCCCTTAGAGCCAAGAAATACTTAGCCACTAAAACCGCGTGATCTCTTGACGTGCAAAACTGCGTTAAATCAAACTCTTCCTGAGGCAACAAGCTGGTGCCAGGAGAAGAATAAATGCCGCTGTCGTCAATTCCTTTCACTTCAATAACTGCCTCTTCTGGCAA